TGGTTGTTGCGTGTGTTGGTTGTTGCTGCATCGCACCAGCGCGTCGTGGTTGTTGCAACTCCCCATTGCCGCGCCGCGCGGTTGCGCTCGCCTTGGTTGTCTCCCGGCGCGGTTGCAGCGACATCCCCCCCTGCAAGAAGGGACCCGTGCATGTGAGCANGGGGACCCTGGAAGCCGTGTGCGGGGGGTTGACGGGGCACGGTCCCCTGTGCTATACTGACTAAGTAGCAAGGAGTAAGCGCACATGGAAGAAGAGTGGAAGGTAATAGTTGAACACCCGATGTTTCGCGTGTCGAGTCTAGGCAACGTAGAGTCTAGGCTGTCAGGGGAATGGCGGCCACGCAAATTGAAGCGCGTAAATAAAGGAGCCAAACACGGCGGAAGGATATACCTGGGGTTCAACGTTCCGGTTGGTAAACTGGGATCAGGGTGCAACAAGACCGTAACGTTGTTGGTACACAACGAAGTAGCAAAACTGTTCATAGGGCCGCGACCCCCCGGAATGAATGTACTACACATTGACGATGACAGAACCAGGAATATGGTGTCCAACTTGAAATACGGGACACAAAGCGAGAATATGAAGATGGCCGCGCAAAACGGGAAAGTAAAATACACAAGGGGGGCGGACGGGAAATTCAGGGGTAGTTGAATACCCTATATACGCCCNCNCGCGCNCGNGTTCNTTTAAGTTCNNCGNNCCNCGTGGCAATGCATCCCCATACTTGACAGCCNCNCCCCGGCGTGATATACTACTCNGATGCCAAAGGTTCGTCGTCCACACTGAGGCATCAAATACAAAACGTGAACGGCAATGGTAAGGGAAACGCGGAGGACGGTACGTGGTGAACACCCGCTTCTTCGGGGGCGTAGCTCAGAGCACCATAAGAGCACCGCGCCAACTTAGCCGGAATGGCTGCCATCGTTGAGGCTCCGGGTTGATCGCCGGGGCCTCAATAGTTCAACGGGGTGATGGAATATGAAGTCGCAAGAGCGCCGCATACGCAATGTCGATGATACCATGCCCAATATCCACGTCGGACAGAGCGAGGAATGGGACGCATTCGACAGTCTCCCCAAGGCCGTGCGCGAGGAAATCGCCGTCGCCCCCTTCAAATTTTCGGCGCGCGACATCAAAAACTCGTTTGCCGGGGACCCGTTCGTGTTGTTTACGAACGACAAAGCGTCATATATGCTTGAATCCGTGAGGCGGAACTTCACGCAGATGACTATGAACAACTCAATCACAAAGGTGGAAAATGGGACTTACAGACTTGTACGCAAAGTTCATGGCAAACGACGAAATACAGCGGGTCGTGTTTGACCGGATGGACGTATCCAGCCCCGACGACTCGGTGGCATTCTGGAACGCGCTGAACGCGGATATGGCCCTCGGGAAAGTGCGGGTGGAAAAGAACGACAAGTTCGTCTACGTCGACAAAATAGCGGAGTTCGTCATCGAACACAAGCCGCTGCCGGTTCTCGGGTACACCAACCAGACGACGGACAAGACCGACCGCGTCAACAAGATGAAGCTGCAGGAAGAAAAAATCCTGCGCATGCTCGACGCGATGAAGGACGACCCCGAGATCGACCAGCGTTGGCTCGCGACGGGGCGCACCGATCTCGAAAAGGCATTCATGTCCATCAACAGGTCGGTGTTCAAGCCGCGCCGCATCGACCTGCCCGACCACGCGGCATATGGCGAAAAGGAAATCTAACATGAAGATGTCAGAGGAACAGGAACTGCGATACAGGTTCGGCTTCATCGCCGAGCTTTGCCACGAGGCGAACCGGGCCTACTGCAAGACCATGGGCGACGACTCGCAGCCGCTTTGGAAAGACGCCCCGAAATGGCAGCGCGACTCGGCCCTGAATGGGGTCATGTTCCACTACCACAACCCGGACGCCGACGCCTCGGCCAGCCATGAAAGCTGGTACAAGGAAAAGGAAGCAGATGGGTGGTCGTACGGACCGGTCAAGGACCCCGGCAACAAACGCCATCCGTGCTTCGTTCCCTACAAGGAACTGCCGGTCGAGCAGCAGATCAAGGACCATATCTTCCGGTCTACCTGCCACGGCCTGTTCACTATGTTCAACCTGCGTTGACACCCGGTGCCGGGTGTGCTATACTGATCAAGTTGCAACAACTCCCAACAAGGAGACTACCATGACGGATGAAAAGAAATTGACCAACGGCGATGAGCCGGCGAAGAACGTGACCCCGCCTGTCCAGTCGACCAAGCCCGTCGCCCCCGCCGCTGTTCCGGTCAAGGACCCCGACGAAAAGGGTGCAGTCAAGGACGAGGGCACCTCCGACGTGTCGGTCGAAGAGCAGAAGAAGCTCGAAGCCATGCTCGGCGAAGAGCCGGAAGTCAACCTCAATCGCGAAGAGCGCGGCCGGAAGGCCCACGACAAGCTCCAGCGCATTTTTTCGTTGGTCGCCAAGGATACCCCCGGTGAACATGTGCTGTTCGGCCTCGCCGGCCAGGTGTTCACGGTCGACGACCTGCGCGCCCTCTTCGGCCGCTGAACGCCCCGGAACTTCGTTCGGTACTTGACAGCTGCCTAGGTTCATGGTACACTGCCACGAACCTAGGCAGAACCGTATGAAGGCCAATGGCAGTACACAGCATCCCCTTTGACCTCGTTCCCCTCCCCACGATGCCGTACTCCGAGCGTCCGGTGGCGTTGCCGCTTGATATCGAGGAATGCCGCACTGCGATCTGGAAATGCGCCGGAAATATCACCGAGGCGGCGAAGATGCTCAAGGTGAATAGCGGGCGTCTCCGCAGCTTCGTCATGCGGTCCCGATACCTGACCAACGAACTCGCCGAAGCCAAGGAGCAGATCAAGGACATGGCCGAGGCCGTGGTCGTGGATGCTCTGATGGACACGGAAGACAAAAGTCGCCAAGACGCCATGGCGAAATTCGTCCTGCTCGGCCCCGGCAAGGATCGGGGATATGGCTCGGGTGCTCCGAAAGTCACCATCAACAATCAGCAAGGGGCTACGGTGCAAATCGCGTGGGCCGACGGGACTGCCATTGGCCCCTCTGCCCCGGAAAGCCTGGTAATCGACCATGAGTGAAGCCGCGCTGATCGACGACGATGTTGGCGCACCGGTTCAGGTCGTTATTCCTTATATTCCTCGCAAGCATTTCGTGCCCCTCCACACCTCCGACAAGCGTTGGAAGTTCGTGGTGGCCCATCGTCGTGCCGGGAAATCGGTTGCGGCGATCAACGAAATGATCAAGAAGGCGCTGGAGAATACCCGCCAAGACCCGCCGCCGCGTTACGCCTATGTCGGCCCGTCGTTCGACCAGACGAAGGACTTGATCTGGGGTTACCTGAAGCATTTCGCCGGGAAAATCCCCGGAGTGAAATTCCTCGAAGGCGACCTGATGTGCATTCTGCCCAACGGGGCCTCCATCCGTCTATACGGTGGTGCGGCAGCTTACGAACGAATGCGCGGTCTGTACTTCGACGGCATCATGCTCGACGAGTTTCCGCTTCTGCACCCCGCAGTATTCAGCACCGTGGTTCGTCCGTGTCTGGCTGACTATCAGGGGTGGGCCATCATCTCCGGAACGTCGAACGGCGACGACCACTTTGCTGCTCTGAGAAACAAGAATCGCAACAACCCCAAGTGGGACATCTTCGAAATCCCGGTGACGCATACCGACGCGCTCGATCCCGACGAAGTGATCGAAATGACGCAGGACATGACGCCCGAGGAATATGCTCGCGAAATGCTCTGCAGCTTCGACGCACCGGTCGAGGGATCGTACTACGGCGACATCATCAACGAACTGGAAGCAAACGACTGCATCACGTTCGTTCCGTATCAGCCGCAGTCCCCGGTATACATCTGGTGGGACCTTGGCATCCACGACGCGACGGCCCTGTGGTATTACCAGATCGCGGGCGGCGAGCTTCACTTCATCCGGTACGAAGAAGTCACCGGCAAGGGCCTTCCCGACATCGCGCTGGCGATCGAGAAGCACAAATACGTTATCGGCGGGCACATCTTCCCGCACGACATCAAAGCAAGGGAATTGGGAACTGGCAAATCGCGATACGAAATTGCTATGACGTTGTTCAGCAACTCGGAAGTGATTGTCACCAACTTGCATCGCGTCGAAGATGGGATTGAAGCGGTTCGCTCCGTCCTGCGGGTATCCAAGTTCGACAAGGAAAACTGTGACATCGGCCTTTCGGCGTTGAAAAATTACCATCGCAGCAAGAATGGCCGTCCGGTGCACAATTGGGCCTCGCACGGAGCGGACTCATTCCGCACCGGGGCCATGGGTATGCATCTACTGAACGGGTACGGAGCCTCGGCTAGCAACGTAATCAGCATGCGACGTGGTGGACTGCGTCGCAGGGTAAGAGGAATGAGATAATGGAATCCATCTTTTCAGCCGTAGGTTCCCGTATTTCCAAGGATGACGTGGAATTTGCGGACAACTACGAAGCGAAGATCAAGGCCCTGATTGCGGACGCCGTTGACTACAACGACTCCCAGCTTGCGCCGGATCGGGAAGAAAACCTCGAGTATTACTACGGTAATGCCCCCGGCCTTTCGGCGGATGACCCGAATCTTCCGATCAACACCCTCGCAGACCTCGACGTCTCCGATGTCCCGGTCAACAGGTCGACGGCGGTATCCACCGACGTTCGCGACACCGTCATGGCGATCATGCCGTCCTTGATGCGCATCTTCACGTCGTCCGAGAACGTCGCGGACTTCGAGCCGTCGCGCCCGGAACTGGAAGAGGGGGCTAAGCAAGCCACCACCGATGTTCTCTACACCTTCTGGGAAGAGAATGACGGATTCCTGATGCTTCACAGCCTCTTCAAGGATACGCTTACGTCGAAAATCGGCGTCGTGCGTTGGTGGTCCGATGAGACTCACGAGGTCAAGCAGCGCGAGTTCGAGAACATCGAAGTCACGGAACTGAACAACATCATCGAGGAATACAGCGCCGGGTCGACGGAGCCCAAGGTCGAAGTCCTCGAAATGACCCCGCCCGATGAGTTCAATATCATCAAGGAAGTGCGGCTCCAGTATATCGTGTCCAAGCCGGTCATCCGGGTCGAGGCCGTGCCTCCGGAAAACTTCCGGGTGTCGCGCCGCGCCAAGTCCGTCAAGGCGTCCCGCATCGTCGGTTCCGAGGAACTGGTTCCGGCGTCCGACATCATTGCTCGGGGCTACCCGAAGGAAATGGTGATGGAATATGCGGGCAACTACAACCACTACAACTTCGAGGAATCCATCCGGACCCCCGGCATCGACAGTTCGGTCGACGACGACCTCGTAGTGTACGGGGAATACTTCATCCGCATCGACCAAGACGGCGACGGGATCGACGAACTGCACCGTATCTGCACCATCGGGGACAACTACGACATTCTCGAGGACGAAATCGTAGACCACGTCAATATGGCGGTGTTCTGCGGTGACCCGCGCCCCCACACGGTAGTGGGTGACGCAGTGGCCGACTTGGTCAAGGACATTCAGGAAATCAAGACGCAGCTTCTTCGGGGCGCTCTGGACAACATTTCCGCGTC